ATCTTTACAATGTCGTGCGATTCGTCATACACAATCGCTTCGTTGCAGATGTCTGCAATAGCGGATTCTGCTTCGGGCTGTAGAGACATTTCTCTGTATTTTTGAATCAGTTCAATGTCGCTTTTGATAGCACCATCGAAATCTACTGATGCGCCGTAATACCCACCAGCCTCAATGGGAACAGCACCATCCTCATGTTCAGGAGCAACGAAAGAAACAATCTTCCTCTCATTATCTCCATCAGAAGGATCTTTGCCAGGTTGACGACCGATCACTAAACCGAAAAGGTTGATAGCCATAAATGTAAAGTCCAATCAATAAGAGAAGATCAGAATCCTGTGCCTAAGTTGATTCCTAGCGACGAAAGAAGCGAGTTGATATTCGATGAACCTGTAGCAGCAACGGCTCCGCCTGGTGCTGCATCCCAATATGAATAGTTGATTGTTACAGGAAACTCAGCAATCTGATCGGTGTTTTCAAAGGAAAGATCAATGGCTCCAATTTCAGAGGGGAAACATCCAATAAAATTGTAGGTGCGAAGCGCATCGCCATTGCGATAAAGTTGAGTCACACTCCAAGTAGGCATGAACTGCATGAACTCGTTTGGACCAACATTACCAATATGGGAGTTGAATCTAGCACTCCAATGCTCAAATGCGGCACGCAATTGCATATTCGCATCCGAGATAATGGTGATAGACCAATCTTGGAAAGTTCTGTCTCCAGGAATCTTGATTTTTCTTCCACGATATGGAATTTCAATCGTACCAAGAGAAGAAGCAGGAATCTGTGCAGCCTTACACAAGAACGAGATGGCTTTATTGTTCTGATACTCAGGAATGTTTCCTGTGACCAAGAAGAGATTCGAACGAACGCCACCACCCGCCATTGCGTTAGTGAAGTCCGAAATATTGTTTGATGGATCTACTGGCATTTGTGTACACTACTCCTTTGTAGTTATGTAGTCTACTAAGACTTAGGCTCCGGCAACTTCTGAGAAACTGACACCTGTTCGTGTGGCGATAAAGTTCAACTGAATGAAGTTGATGGAACGAGTTGGCTTGACAAAGATGTCTGCCACGAATTCGTTTCTATCAATGACTTCTCCTGTATTGTTGCTATCGTCGCACACAACCAAGAAGTCTGTGATACCTCTTCGAGCCTGAACAGTCTTCAAGAACGGAACAATGAGATTCTTGAACTGTGCTCGGGTGAAGGCATCGTTTTGCTCAAACAAGAAGAACTTGGAAGCAGTTGCGATTGCCTTTTCAAGCACAATGAAGAGTCTGCGGACATTGATTCGGTCGAACGCCGAAGGTCGTGTCTGCATTGTTTTGTCTCCGAAGAGGATTGTGCCTTCGCCTGGGAACGACACGACAGGATTGATTTGGCGAGTGTAGAGTTCGTCTCTGTGTCCTTCGGATGTTGGATTGTATGCCAACTTCACGACATTCTTGATCTGTCCTCTATTGAATCCTGCTGGACTGAACCATGCTTCGTTTGTGAACTCTGTGCGAGCCACAAGACCTGCGATGTCAGGATTGAGTGGCATTGTGCGAACAACATTGTTGTAGGTATCGAGTTGATACTTCCAACCACTATCCAACACAGCATAGGAACTGTTGATGTTTAGCGAGGTGTCTCGGAATGTTTTGATTGCACTCAAGGCTTCATACGGAAGTCTGTTTACAACATCCGCTGATCCTGGCGAAGCAAACGCCATGCAGTCCTTGCGTGGTTCACAGATATTCTGAATGACGAGAGAACAGAGTGTTGCATTTGCGTCTCCGAGAGGCAGAAGAGAAACATCGACTTCATCAGGATCTGCAAACTTCGACCATCCGTTTGAGTAACGGATAGAGACATCAGGAGCAACAGTAGATGCTCCTGTTAGACCGAGCGAGAGAACATTTCCGTGAAGTTGAGTTTCTGCCTTGGTGGCGAATGAACTCAATGCTGCGAACGATGTAGTTTTGTTGAAACTTGTGTTGTTTCCAACATTTGCGCTAAGAGCGTAGATATAGTTAGACTTATCATTCACAACAGTTTTGTAGTAGTTGGAGGAGCCATCGAAGTTAGTTGCATCCGTTGCACGGGAGCAGCCTTCGAACTTCTCAATAACACTATTAACAGTTCCTGTCCAAAGTCCAAGTTTATCGAGGACGAGGACATTCACAAGATCGCCTGTTCCACCTGCATCGATTGCGGCGGCAGTAGTTACTGCATTCGATCCGATGTTTCTAGCGTAGACAGACTTGATGTTGAAGGTCGCACCGAGAACTTGAGCCTTTGGAAGCATACCATCAACAATAAGATTGATGTATTGCAGAGTGACACCAAACGGCGCATTTGCTGTATCTTGGAATCCCGAAGTCACACCAAAGAAGTCTTTATTCACAGACGACAGCACAGTTGTTACTGGTGCGCCAGAAGTTCCGCTGATCTTCGAGATACCGCTAACGACAACCGAAGTTCCGTCTTCGAACACAACCTGATCTCCAACAGAGTAACTATAAGGAGCGAGTGACGAGCCGACGATATGCTTGAGAGTAGTATCTCCCAATGACGCTGCATATGCAAGCGAGTATCCTGCAAGTCCTGTGCCGTTTGTTACAACAACCTTGAGGCTGTTTCCCAAAATGCCAGGAAACTTGGAGGCAAAAGCCACCGAAGCCGCAGGAAGTGTGGTTGTGTTTTGGACTGAACCAAGGAACTCAGTTTCATTGGCAATCTGAGCATTTCCGCCACTATATGTCAGACCTGTTGCTGTGACGGTGGAATTGAAGGAGGTTGCTCCAACAGTTCTCACAACACCGCAGTTGTTTCCATATGCCAAGAAGTTGGCAACCGTGAAGAAGTCAACATAGTTGCTCGTCTCGGGCTTGCCGAAGATGTCAACAAGTTCTTTTTCTGTGGTGACAGTCACGATTTCATTTGCAGGACCCCAATGGAAATATCCTGCGAAGCCACCTGGAGTGGAAGCAACGGCAGGAATAATTGCAGTCAAGTCTTTTTCTGTGATGCTTACGCCGGGGCTTACTCTGAATCCCATTTTAGTCTCTCCTTGAGTGAAAGGCATTGTTATCGTGTGTCTGTCTCGTATATGTAGAATTTTTCAACACTACAGATAAACAGACTAAAACCACATATTATCTATATTCCGAGCATCCTCTGTCTTCCACAAAGTCCCACTACCATCCACATACCCTATTTCGGCTTGTCCGTCATCAATAAAACCAAAGGGAGTCATTTCTTCCTCAAGGTGTTTGATCTGCTCCTCGTAGAGATCCTTTCGGATGTCGTTCCCCGTCATCTGTTTGAAATATTCTTGAGACGAGAGCCAAGAGAATAAAACCAAAGACATCACCAGATCGTCATTGTGTCCCTCTTCGGCTTCAAACGACTCTGCACTTGCCACAAAACTACAAAACTCGTCTATGATGCCGAAATCGTTCACGATGAGTTTGCTGTCCTCGACCAAACTCTTGAGAATGGCACAACCAATGCGCTTGGTGGCGACTGAAGTCTTTACGCCCATCATTGATGAGCCTGGCGTTCCGAAGCCGCCATTGACGACCTGACCCTTGCGACCCTGCATTTGAACATGAACTATATTATCATATTCTAGATCTTTGTGTAAAATATCTGCGACTTGCTGTCCGATGTCGTTGATCTCCACAAGAACATATGCTTTGTTGTATTGCCGTGCTATGGCGTAGATGGCGTTCGGATACAACATGGGAGGCATTATGTTGTTTCTAAAGGTAGCCACGACCACATATGGCATCTGTGTGACATCAATCACCGTAAAGGCGTGATAGTCCTTTCCCTGCCCTCTGGCGGTGTCTGCGACGAGTACATAAGTATGATTGGGTGTGGGACGCTCATACATTCTCAAACCATCGGCATTGAAATAGATGGGTGTCTTGTATGCGAGAGACTTGATTTTGTCTGGCAAGATGAGCGTATGGAGCGATCCAAGAAATTCACAATTATGTGACACGATTCCATTAGTATAACAGAGGTGTTTAGAACCGGAATTGACTATATCGTAGAGGTGTATCTTTTTCTTCATCAATCGTCTTGATGTGAGAAAACACCCACCATCTATCGTTTGTATCTCGTCGTGTTTTGTTAGGTGTTTAGCCTTTACCTTCCCATCTATGGTCATTATAGGATGATCTTGCGAACACTTTAGAAATCTACCGTCTGAAAACTTTAAAGACAGATAGGAGTCTTTGGTAATTTTGTTCACTCCAAGAAAATCCACCATACCTTCGGGGGAAGATATTTTGTAGTTCTTTGTATTGGTTGCTAGAGTTTCAGAAATTGTAAGCATATATTCACTACCTGTTCGGGGTTATTTTTGTAATCTTTCTCTTTGACATGAAGGACTTCGAATCCTTTGTGTTTGAGGAAAGCGTCCTTGGCTTCTTCTTTGAGGGTGTCTTTGTGATAGTATGTCCCATCAAACTCAATGACCTTGTTATTGAGAACGAAGTCCAACAAATATCTTGATTTGTTGATATGTTCGGCATATACAGAAAGCGCAACAATGTCTATATTTTTGACAAACAATTTATGTTCTTCGTTGAGAGAATGATAATAACACTCATCAGATGAAGATAGAGTTATACGACGATACACATCGTTGAATAGTTTCTGAGAAACAGCAGAAACCCCAAACCCATTGTGTTTTTGTAAACAAACATTGCACATTCCAATTGAACTATTTCCATACCCCATAGAGAGAGTATAGAACTTTAGTGCGGTGCTACAATACTTACAATGGGTCGATTGGTCTTTTGTATAATCATTGATGATTCTATAAAGTCTCTCTGTAAACTTGTTGGATTGGAGTTTGTGGTCTTTGGTCAATTCTATAATGGAGTTGTATATATTTTTATCGTCGCTAAGGATCTGTCCGACGAACCCACGACTATTGAGGTCATATCCGTATTGGTATAGTTTCGCCAATAACTCATTTTTGTTATACGAGAAGGCGGTGAATGTTTTTTTGTAATATTTCACCACATCAATAGCGACACCCAAACCATCCGATATCTCCTTTGGAGAACTATTTGTATATTTTTCCGAAAGAATAACATCCTTGATGTCTTTGTTTACAAAATATTCTGTGGTGATGTCGTAGTGATTGAGCCACCCCGTGAGGGTTGCTCTTGGGATATTGTTTTTCTTGGAACACGCCAAAATACTCATATCACCCGCCATCATATCCAAGACCCTTTGTTTTTCGGGTATTGGGAACCGCAGACGCATAAGGTCGGCTTTTGATCTGGTTTTGATATCAAATTTCTTGAACAACCGCATTATGGGCTGTCTGTCCAAATAACCATAATGCCGTCCTATTTCATCCAATGACATATTCTTGTCAAAGTAGAGGGAAATCAAGTCAGTCTTTGTTATCGTCGCAGATTTTATTTTTTGATTTGAGTTCTTCATACAATTCGCCTATAGTCATGTCTTTACCACCTTTATATATATCAGCACACAACACATTTACATAACTTTCTTCAGAAACCGACTCAAATTCTGTATTAAACTGCTGTTCACTTGTGTTGGCAATGGTCTGCAACTTCCATGCTTCATCTCGACCAGGTATATCCCGCCAACTGACCTCAATTGGAAAATATTCGTTCTTTCCTTCTTCGCCTATCTGTTTATTCGCATTCACCCAAAGTTTGTAAAACATATTCAACCCGTTCGGGGTCGATGTCATAACCACCTTCGTTGTCTTACCGCTTGTAACGGTAGGATACACCGATGAAAAGAATTCCTCTGCAACATTCTGAGGAACATAGGCAAACTCATCGAGCAAAATGCAGTTGGCAATCCTGATTCCATTGGCATAATACGAATGATGCTCTTCTACTTCAAGCAGATCATATACATTTCTCACACCATATTCTTCGACACCTACAACCTCAACACTTATGCCATCTCCTTCAACTAATTCACCGACACATAAAGATTCAGCCACAACAGATCCTCTATTGACAGAAAATATCTTGTGATCCGGAGTGCATACCATTTCCTGATCATTGTCGAATGTTACTTTGATGGTTTTTTGAGTTGGTGCTTTACTTATTCCGTGGAATTTTTTGAATCCGTTATGGGTAAGTACTTGCCATCTACCATCTTCGTTCCCTTGTTCCAAGCACCACCCTGTCGCTCTATTCTTGCTAGAGCCGCCAATCTCATTTTCTCCTTTGCTTCGGGAGATCGTTTCATTCCACGATGCTTCTCTGCCGTCTTTCGAATTTTCTCGGGATTCTTGTTGATTTTGTCCGAGTGTTCTTTGGTCTTCTTTATTCCCGTGAACAGTCTGCACAGATGTTCCCCAAATTCCTTTGGTCGAATCAATCCCAAGAAACGACCTTTGTTTGCCTTTGATATTTTCTGACGAGTCTCTTCCGAATTCTTGCGACCCTTGTGTGAGGAGGACATTTTCTTTTTCGTTTCCTCTGAATGTTTCGTTCCAGTTCGCATTAATCTTCTTGCCTCTGAATAGTTTTTCTTCGATTCCAATATAGCAATTAATGGCAATTTTACTTGTTGTCCCTGTCTCCCCGTCACCATCATATGGTATGCATGACACATCTTCGCCTTCTCCATCCCACTCAAGAAGTGCGGTAGAAGTCGATGTACTAATAGATGTTCTCGTATTGTCAGCACCACAATGTTGGAGATGTTGTTGTCTCCTCCAAGCGATCTTGGAACTATGTGATGCTTCTCCGTGGAAGTCTCTTCGACCATGACACGATTTTGAGCCTTCTCCATAAGGGAAAAATACCACTTCTTGTATTTGTTTTCTATCATTTCCATACTGATATATATCATTCTGATTATTTCTAGATGAGTTGGCATACAACTCTTCTATTGAAATATTAAATATACCACCCATCTTGGGATCTCTGATGGTCACAATAGACTCACCAGCAATGCAGTTAAAGGAACCACCACGGATTGCGCTGGACGATGTTGCAGAGGCGAGAACCTTTGAACCGTTCTCTAGAACAATAGAACCCTTGTTCCACTCAATCACACCCTGCTGCAACCACATAGGCAAAAACTCATATGCCATCTTCAATCGTCCCAATAGTTCACGGGCTGTTGTGAGTTTATTGGCGAGGATTGCCACACTCATATTCTGATTGAACAGAATGTGATGTAAGATATATGATGTAACGGTTGTCGAATTATGAGAAAGGATGTCGTTGGTATAATAAACATTACCCCCATCAACATCAGTAAGGTCATACATGGGAACTTCTTCGTCTGCTTCTAGCACAGATGTCACAACCTCATACCCGTGTTTGCTTTGGATGACATTACCTATCACCAAATCCTTCACAAAGATTTCCTCTGTGGTGTTGGTGTGGGTGTTTATTCGGTAGACAATATGATTGTCAGCGCATTTGAGTTCGGATGTGGTTGTTTTCAGTTCCCAAATAGCATAGGGGACGGTCTTGCCAATACCAGAGAATGACTGCCATCCTGTTGGTGTCTCGACTTCCCACTCATCTGTTTTGTATTCTTTTGTAAACTCAGCCATTAAGGAACTCCACGCATTGTTTTATAGTTTTGGTTGGATCTGATCTGTAGTCACGCTCTTTGATGTGGAGGAGTCGGAAGCCTTCGGCGAGGAGTGCAGCGTCTCTTGTTTTTTCTCGGCTATCATCGCCTCTGTGTTTTCCATGCCCATAGTCCCCATCAAACTCGATGACGGATTTGGTCGGGAGATGAATGAAGTCTGGTTTGACAGACATCTCTTTAGTTTTTACGACATATTCGTGATTCTTCCCCGATGTGTCTTTGGTTCCATCAAGGAGGGTGGCAAAGTATATGTCGGACTTGGCAGACAATTGATCGTATACTTCCCAAAACAACAACTGAGAGACATTGGAGAAATTGGTCTTCTTGTAGTTCTTTAGCCACTTCTCTTGTCGTTCCGTCCACCGCTTCGTTCCTTCTACCTGTCCGTGCTTGGCAACACAGATATCCAACGAGAAGGTGGTTTGTCGTTCGGACAACTTTGCCTTTGCCTCGTCTTCGGTGTAACCTTGATTCAACCAATATTTGAGGGTGGATGTGGTATTACCATTCTCCTTGTTGGATTTCGAAATCTTGGCAATGACTTCTTCTTTGTTTGTGATAGAAGCATGAACGAACTTATCAGAAAGAGCAGAAAACTTGCCCCCATGTTGGTAGGCAGGGTTCTTGTCTCCCTTGATGCGCTCTGATTGACCTTGGAGATACTTGTCGCTTCGTATCGGTGAGTTGTGAGTACTGGTATACTCCTTTATGCTCATCTTGTGTATACAAGAGATGTGTTTGGTGAGGTCGTGTGCTTTCATGTCGCAGCAAGCACAGGACACCATACCAACCTCTTCCACGAACTCATTCTTACGCATCTCAAGTTGTTGGCAGCGGAGGCAACAAAACTTAGCAGACTTCTTCTCAAATACAAATGTCTTGTTGCAATATAGACACTCTTTTTGGGGGGTAGGAGCCGATGCCTTGATTGTCGCTCTTCTGTGTGCTTGCTTACAAATCGTGCCACAAAAATCTGCTTTGGTGGATTTGTATTGGAACTCCGACCCGCAGTTCTTGCACGATTTGATATTATTCAGTTGGAGGATTTGCGGATTTGATGTTGTCATAAAGTTCACCCACTTCCATTTCACGGATTTCGCCAGTTTTCTTGTTACGCACCTTGACCTTAGTATGTATATCAAAACATTTTCCACTTTGGCGAGGGCATTTAGCGATCACAAAACGATGGTCATGAATTCCTTTGACCATCTTCTCTTGAAAATCATACAACTCAAAGGGGATCGTGCCTTTGTCCAACGAAACAATCTTCACATAGTTCTTGATGAAGTAGACGGGATCGTTGGCACATTTCATATACTCTGTGACTTGCTTGTCAGAGAAGTTTATCTTTACTCCACTCGCCTTGAGATTGGAGTTGCCGAGATATTTTTGACTCTTATTACTCATCCCTGTCCTCCTGAATGCTCTCTAGAATATCAGGACGATTGGCGAATGCATTTGTTGAAGATCGAGCCGTATTGATGATGTCTTGAAGTTCTTTGGTAGAACCCACATAGATTGAGTTCGTTGTGTTTGATACATTGTTTGTGGTGTTCTCAGTTTTTCTAATCTTCTTCACTCTGTCGTGAAGATCAAGAACCTCCCGATTTGCTTCGGCAAGCGTTTTGATCATCTGTGCCACGACTTCATATGCTCGGGGAGAGTCGCCCTCAAGAGCAACTGTCATAATTCCGTCGAGCGCACCCTTGCCGCAATCAACGAGTTCTCGCAGATTTTTGCGAACTGTGGTATAGTCTGCGGAAAGATCCTTCTCTATATCCTCGTCTTTGATGGGAAGATGATCAACCTTCACAACTATAGCACGGGCAGGATAGACAACCTTGTCCTCGTCTGGAACACCCAATGCTGTTTCGATCTGTTTGAAATCTCTAAACTCATCCATAATCAACTCCTAATGTAAATGTCACGCACCTGTCGGTCCCTTGAGGTATTCTGTGTATGTAGTGAGATGCGTGTAGTTCGTTATGCCTGAACTTGCTCCACTTGGACCAGTTATACCTGTAAAGATATGCACATAATCTGCTGTGTTGCCAAATGTGTTGCCGACTTCCCAATCCGCATATGCATCGAGGTTATTCACATTCGCCAAGACTTTTCGAATCTCAGAGTAGTTCTTTGTGTTTCCAAAAACATATGTCTTCATCGTGAAGTTGAGCGTAAAGGTAATACTTCGGCGGGTGTTGAATTCGCCTTCATACTCCTCTTGTGGAGAAATGCTATTGAGATATACAGGAACATCAATCTTGTTGTTGAGTCCACCGAAGTTTATACTCACCACAAACTCAGGAGCAAAGTATGGCAGGATTTGCTCAATGATTCGCAAACCATCATCCATACTACGGACAGAGATATACAATGCAAAGTCAATGTTGTATGGAACTTCGGCGTATGAAAAATCTACACCTGCACCATAGACACCCGTTCTATTGATTGTGCGGGATAGCGTGTTGCGCTTGCGTTGTCCATCATACACAAATCCTGTAATCTCAAATCCCATTCTTGGAAGTGTGACTTGCACAGTACCACTCGCAGCGTTGATGCGAGTTATATACTTTTCTTTGGCAGAATAAGCAATAGGAACAAGAATAGTGGTAGTGCCGCTGCTTTCGGTATGTTCAATTTTGATTTGATTAAACAGAGAACCGAAAGCCACAACCATCTTTCGTATGGAGCCGTTGTAAAAAGTGTCGAACATTAGGTGTCACCATCTCCATAATTGCCGGTGCTGAACGGATCAGTTTCTGTGAAGTCGAATAGATCATTTCCCGTCTCAATGGCGATCTCTTCATTGTCTTGTGATGTTTCGCTAGCAGATCTTGTGGTCGAATCAGTAATCGATACGATTGGATATGCTGTAGCAGAGGTTTCACCTACGATGGAAGTACCAACAACAAACGCTTCTGATTGCGACTGAACAATAACCTGAAGAGTTTTGGTGGCAAGCGTCCAAGCATAAACTTTACCTTCCGCTGTTGGTTCGTTGACAGATCCCGAATAAACCAACTCACCAATTTCGTAGTTTGTTCCTGTTGTTGCAGTTCCAAGAACCATTGTTTTGATAAAGGAGGAAGTGATGAGCATAGTTTCATCCACATCCGTTTCACCCGTATCCATCTCTTCGTGATTAGTTTTGAATTTCTGACAGGATAGTTGAAAGGTAGTTTTTGCACCAAAAGTATAGAATGGCATCTCATCTTCGACGAACATGATTTCAAACAAAGCATTTGCGTAATCAATATAAATCAAGTCGCCTTCTCTTGGGCGACCCAATTTTCTGATGTCAGCATTATGCGACATTACCTCAAGGAAGCGAGTGCGGGACACGATGAAGGTTCCTTGATCGGGAACTTCTAGACCGAATTTTGAAATCAAATCACCCGTGCTTGGAGGAGATGGAGAAAATCCCGAAGCAGGAGAATCGAAATACATCTCGATGCGATTGGCATCAGTAAACTTTGAGGTTCTCTCACCTAATATAAAATCTTCCGCCACAGTTTCTCGGGGAATGTATAGGAAATCCTGTCCGTGGATTTGGATACACTCAACCGTTAGGCTGTTTGCTAGTTGTTGTTCACTTGGAACATTTTTGCGGAAGTATGGGTTTGTTGTCACGAAGGTTTAGCCTGTGAAGAATTCTGGCGGACTTTGACGACTTAGCCTACTATCTTCTTCTAGTTTAGCAATTTCTTCAATGGCTTCCGTATACAATTTCTCACCATTGAAGGTAACTGCACCTGGCATTTGGATTCCCGAATACTTGCTGAGATTCGCTCCCCATTGACGCTTAATGAGGGCTTTGGTATAGTGCTTGAGCCAAGCATCACCATATATTTCGTTGGATTCTTCTGGATCTAATACGCTATATCCCTCAATCATAAGGTATCGAATCGTGGAGAACTCACTCCATTTAGCGTCGATGTATAGGCGATTGTGAAGTTTATTGAATCGAACTTGCTTCTCGGGAACCAAAAGTTGCTGCACCATTTCCATATGCTGCATGGTAGAAGTGTAGTGCGTAAGATTAATCATTCCCGTTCTTGTTCCATAGAAATCACTCAACGCCATTTGATATGGGATGCTGAAGAAATCTACACTCGAACCATTTCCACCAATACCAACAGGAAAAATTCGTGTAATGCTCGATAGATGAGTATCAATGTCATTTGTGGAAATATATTCGTTGGTTATATCTGTAGCGGTGATCAGATACTTGTAGTAGACTTTCTTGGAGCCAAGATCGTCTTTATCTGTGAAGAACTGAAGGGCTTCATCAATACGATCTTCCAC